TTTCAATGTAGCTCTGAATGCTCTTAGTTTTGCGGCAATTTCTTTGCGATCCAATTTTTGCGGCCTAATAATTAAAGAGCCATCTTTTGATAGGGTCGCCTCAACCTTATCCCCGTCTTTGAGGTTAATTTCTTTAATAAGGGCAGCTGGAATGCGAAGTGCTAGGCTATTGCCCCATTTAGATATTTGGATATTCATGAGCAAATCCTTTTATAGATATACATTTACGTATATCTATTTTAAAGGAGCTTATCCAATGTGACTAGTCAAATTCATAGTCAAGATCGGCTGTATGGCTTTATATATCGCTGGCTATAATGATTTCTCGGTTCGGAGAGGTGGCAGAGTGGTCGAATGTACCTGACTCGAAATCAGGCGTAGGGTCAAACCTACCGAGGGTTCGAATCCCTCCCTCTCCGCCAGAATCGACCGGAAAGCCTTTATTTAAAAGGCTATCCATTATTAGGGCTCATCTACCCACCAGTTAACCCACCAGCAAAACGCTGCTTAATTTTTGGGGTTGCTAGGATTGCATTGCCCTTTCCTGGATGAAAGATTGCACTTGCTCAGTAGTCCAAAATGATGATCTACCGATTTTTATTGGCTTGGGAAACTCACCTTTCTGAACCATGAGCCAAAACTTAGATTTTGAAATCGGCATGACTTCCAGGATCTGTGGAATCCTCATTAAGGTTATTTCTGAGTTTGAATTACTCATGACGACCTCCTTGACGGGCGCGCTTCATATTTTTTCGATAAACCTGCAAGGCCATCTTTGCAGAGCTCATCTTCGTGTAACCGTAAGAACGATACAAACTGTAAAGCCGAATTGCTACCATCAAATTATTCTCCATCTAGTTTTGTTATGTACGAATATGTGTGCTACTGAAGAGCAATGTAGTCAATGAAATTTTGATGGTCAATCAAAAGTCAATACCCATCTTCTGAACACAAATTATTTTTGCCCTACAAAAAAATATTTATTCATATAAGTGCTACAACCTAATCCAGTAAGGGTCTACAGCCTTGTCAGTAATTTCTGATGACATCAGGAGAGTGGTGGACATACATAGATCAATTAACACTTCAAGAGAATTATTTAACTAGCTCAAATTTCTTAAAGAAGGATTACAGCGAATTAGTAGATAAATAAATTCAAAATAAATTCAGAAAAAACACGTTTGACGATACGCTTTCCGATTGTTAGATTCATCTCTTGCATTAAATAATTTACGTAAGAAAAAGAACGCTACGGAGACTGTTTTAAATGAATTACTACGAGCATCACATTGGAGATTACGCAGAAGCAACCGCCCATCTCACTTTTATAGAGGACGCCACCTATAGTCGCCTGATCAGAAAGTACTACGCTACAGAAAAGCCACTTCCAGCCGACGTGAAGATCGTCCAGAGATTAATCAATGCTAGGTCTAAAGAGGAAAAAAATGCAGTGGTCTCAGTCCTCAATGAATTTTTTAATCTAACGGATGATGGCTGGCGACAAGAACGTTGTGACCATGAAATAGCTCGCTTTAAAGATCGCCAAATTAAAGCTAGGCGTAGTGCGGAAGGTCGCTGGCAGTCATCATCTGCAGAGCAAATACTGTCAGACAGTACGCCTAACTCGGTATGCGATCGCAATGCAAACGCATTGCCAACGCAATGCTCACCAAACACCATACACCAGTCACCAGACACCAATCTCCATACACCAGACAAACAAAACAATGGGGCTGAAAAGAAAAATATTGGTAGGAGCGACCAAACCTCAGTTCAGATAATTCAACTTTTTGCGAAGGAGGGCATCAATATTCCCCTTGATGACGGGCGCATCAAAGAGATGATTGGCATGGATATTTCAGAAAAGGAGATAGCCGATGCCATCTTGCAGGCCAAAGAGACGAGAAGGCGTGCATCAAGTTCAACACCCATCAATGTAGGTTTTGTCTTGGCCATTCTCAAAGGCATGCGAAGAAAGAGTCAGGCCAATGATCCGTGTGAAGATATCTGGTGGAAAAGTAATGAAGGGATAGACGTCAAAGGAAGAGAGCTGGGTATGCGAGCTCAGGGGTCAGAAAGCTATGACGCATTTAAAACCAGAATCTTCGCTGAACTTCGCAAGCGCCAGGAGGTATCCAATGCAAGCTAAGCAAGTAAGCCAAGCTATGGTTGGCATCATTGATCGCCCAGACATGGAAGACTTTCCCATAGGTTCAATTGTGAAGACTCCCAGTGGGCGTATAGGTACGGTGGTAAAGCACCGAGGCGCCCAAAGCCGATTTGACCTATTCCAAAGAATCATCATTGAGTTTGAAGACCCCATCGGTGATTCAGTTGCATTGCAGCCTCATCTGCTAACAATGATCAAGCGACCTGCGGCGGAATCATGATTGAAAACAATCAAAAGAAATCAAAGGGTGGAGCTAGACCTGGCGCAGGACGTAAGACTGGTAGCTTAACTAAGCGCACCCGTCAGATAGCCGAAGCAGTAGCAACACAGGGAATCACTCCGTTAGAAGTCATGATGAAGGTAATGCATCAGCTATATGAGCATGCCAGCAATATTCGCGAAGAGGATCTTGGTGAAAAAGAGTCGGCAAGTGAAGCTCGAATAAAACTACTGAACATGGCTGCCACTGTTGGAAGACATGCCGCTCCTTATGTGCATCCGCGTTTATCTGCAATTGAACACACGGGCAAAGATGGTGCCCCGCTACAAAGTGGCGTGCTAGTCGTACCAAGCGCCATGAGTGTTGAGGATTGGGAGCGGGCGGCTCAGCCAAAACACTAACGCATTAAAAAAAACCAATGAAAACAATCTGGGCACCATTGCCTGGAAGCCAAACCTTGTTTCTGACTTGCCCCGTATATGAGGTATTGCTTGAAGGCACCAGGGGAGGGGGAAAGACCGATACCTTACTCATGAGCTATGCCCAGCATGTAGGCAGAGGCTTTGGAGATCACTGGCGCGGCACACTCTTTCGCCTAACGTATCCGCAGCTAGCTGACGTAGTGGCCAAGAGTAAGCGCTGGTTTTATCAAATCTTTCCAGGCGCCAAGTTCAATGAATCTGACTATGTCTGGAAATGGCCCACAGGAGAGATGCTGTATTTCCGTTATGGGGCTAACGAAGACGACTACTGGAATTACCACGGTCATGAATATCCTTGGCTAGGGTTCGAAGAGCTCACTAACTGGCGCAATCTCTCTTTCTACGAAGCAATGCATTCCACCTGTAGGTCATCCCATCCCGGAATGCCGAGAATGGTGAGGGCAACCTGTAATCCATTCGGAGTGGGTCATGCCTCTGTGAAGCAGCGATTTCAGATTGGCCCAATACCAGCAGGACAAATCATCAAACAAGAAGGCGCATTACCAAGAGTCAGAATTCACTCCACCATCTATGAGAACACCATTCTTCTAAAAAATGACCCCAACTACCTCATGAGCCTAGAGTCGCTAAGCGATCCAAATAGACGTAGAGCTTGGTTAGAGGGAGATTGGGATATTCACGTGGGAAGTTTCTTGGAAGGCGTATGGCAACCCTCTAAACACGTTGTAGAACCCTTCGCAATTCCACCAACCTGGAAGGTCTGGCGATCAATGGATTGGGGATACGCGAGGCCATATGCCATCTACTGGTTTGCTTTATCTAATGATGGAGTCTATTACCTTTGGCGAGAGCTTTATGGGTATGGGGATAAGGAAAACACCGGTACTAGAGAAGACGCAACAGTAGTTGCAGAGAAGATAAAGAAAATAGAGGTCCACGATCAACGTCTTGGATACGAATACCGGATAAACCTAGCTGATCCATCCATCTTCTCGAAGATAGGAGCAGAGAGGTCTATTGGTCAAATATTTAGAGATAAAGGAGTTAAATGGGTAGAGGCCTATAACGCGCCTAGAAGCAGGGTGAATGGCGCTCAAGAAATTATTCGCCTATTGGCAGAAGGAAGGCTAAAAGTCTTCAGCACTTGCAAGCACTGGCTGAGAACCATCCCCCAACTACCTCCAGACTCACTTAACCCAGAAGATATAGATACCGATGCTGAAGATCATGCTTGGGATGCTACAAGGTATGGGGTAATGAGAGCGCGAAGAGTGGGAGAATAAATTCAAAATAAATTCTTAAGCTACATGCTCCGAATTTATAAATAGGATGTGCCCCAAGACTCCAAAGCTCTTCAACAAAAATGGAATGCCCGCATTAAACATGCGCGCGCTCATTGGTCCACCTTTCATAAGCGTGTAAAGCACAACCGCAATACTGTCGCTGGGTTTAACTGGAATGCAGATCCCACCGGTAAAGAGTTCTACAGTCTAAGGGCCAACTTAATTCATGGAACTATATCTGCGGTGCTACCTAATGTGTATGCACGCAACCCAGAGATCTCGATTACCCCAGCCCATGCGGGCGCGGATATCAAGCTCTTTTGCAACACTCTGGAAAAAGTTACCAATAGGGCTCTAGAGCATGCCCAGCTAAAGAATCGAGCTAAATCCACAGTCAGAGCTGCATTGACCTGTAGCTTTGGGATCCTAAAGGTGATGTACCAAAGAAATGTCCATGAGGATGCTTATATTCAGGGGCGCATTAATGACGCCCAGGAAGACTTTCTATCCATTGAGGAGCTTGAAAAAGACCTACAAGACAAAGACCAGGCCAATCATCATGATGCCAAAAGAGCTGAGCTGGAAGAACTTATTCGGTCACTACAAGATCAATCCGAAGTTCAATCTGCTGAAGGCTTAGTCATTGATAGGGTCCTCACAGAAAACCTCCTCATTGACCCATCCATCTGTGAGTTCTGGGATTACACGGATGCAGATTGGATGTGCCAGGTCATCCCCATGAAAAGATCTCAGGCTGAGGCTTTGTATAAAAAGAATCTCGCCAATGCGAAGATTTATCAACCGGGTCAGGGCGAACCATCGCATAAGAAGGCAAGACGCTTAGCTTCCATGCAGTTAGA